ATTTGTGTAGCAGTATCCTTTCCTTTACCACCGAGAAAATCCCTAATCTGTTCGTAATCAGCACTATTAACATTACCAAATGAAAATATGGAATCTGTATCTGAAAATTTATTTGAATAAGACCCATCATTATAAACAGATGCGCCGAACAAAGTAGTTGTACTGTTTGTTTCATCATTAATTCCACTGAAATAAGGTAAACGGTTTTCTGGATTTTCCTCCATTTCATTATACTCCGCAACTTTTTTCCAGAGGATATTCTTAGCATCTGTATTATCTTCTATTACGTTGTTAAAAGTAATATTGTCACCGCTTCTTTTCACAGTTCCAGTTCCATTACAGTGAGGGCATTCGGCATATAGATAATAACCAGGACCACGGAACCCAGGCACATACTCTGTAATGACCTTATATTTTCCTTCACGTTTAATATAAACGTGATTGTTATCATGTAGCATCGGGCACTCATCTGAGTCTTCACATTTAGCGAACAAGAAAATATACTCACGGCCAACCGCTTCACTTCCGCTTTCGCTTTTTCCTGTGGTTGTGAATTCAGCAAGACCCTTTTTTTCATTTGTTTTATGGTCGAACTGATTAATAAAAGCGTTGTAATATCCTCTGATTTCTTCAATTGCCTGCTTTTTTGTTTCGAGCTTCTTGTTTTTCTCGAGCGTTTCCAAAACGTTAGGCAACTTTTTAAGATTTTCAGGAAGACTCTTTATAGCAGAATCAAGCTCAAGGAATGTAAGCATCTTTTGTTTAGTATCCTCGTAGATAAAATGTCCACCCTCAGTCTGTTGTTTCCAATATTCTTCACCCCTGTATTCTGAATAAGGTGCAGCAAAAAGTAATCTCATAGGAATGTCAGTCAAAAGACCGTACATGTATCCAATGAACGACACAGTGACATCAAAATTACCATTCTGTGAGTTAAATCTCGTCTTAAAGTCGTTAACACACAGCATGTAAGAAACGGGTCTGCCATAGAATCCCTTGACAATCAAAGTATAACGTGGATAAGGAAATTTAAAGAACGTAGAGAAGAATGAATTGGCAAAATTATCTGCATATTTCGCCTTATTAATATCATCAGTTATGTAATCATGGGAATAATCAGCCGCAGCCATCAAAGATGCGCCCCTGATGTCTGTAAAATTAATGGTGATTTCCGGATAGTTCCATGAGTTATAACGGATTTCAATAGAATTTATGCCTATCGCTTCCTGATTATAATTGTCATTTATATCATGAAACGTCGTGTCCATTGCCCTTGTGGTCAACAAACCATTAGTACCCTTGAACATGGATGTCTTAGTACCCTTTGCATCCCATTCGAGGGTATATTGCAACTGCTCTTTTCCTCCGCTTCCGTTATATGCGAATCTATCAACAACATCTACTTGTAAATCAACAAGAATACTGTAATCTTCTGGCTCAAATGTAAAATTTGTTCCTTTCCCAGTGCCAGTTATATTATTGTTCGGTTCAACATAAACAACACGTCCAAAGTTCAATACGTTGTCTGAATTTCCTTCTGCCATATCAATTAACCGTTAAAACCATAAAGTTGAAAATACGTATCTATACCAGTCTTATACCCCTCAATTACAGTTCCGAGAGGGTATGGTATCCTGATAGTAGCCTTATCCGGAATACTGAACTCATTTGCTCCGTACTGCGGATTTGCCTGCATAATAAGCCAACCATAGTCTGAATTATTATAATATTTGTATGACAATAGGTCAAGCCTTGTCTTTCCAACACAAAAACTTTCATAATAATCTGTATCCCTTACTGGAATTGAAATGAACGGAACCATGGCCACCTGACCATTGTTCCTGAACTTCAAATATCTATCGTAACTTCTTTCCATTTCTAAGTATTTTTAAAATTATGATTGTTGAGACTGCTCTCCTTGACTTTCAATATATTCTTTTGCCTTTTTCTGGTCTTGTTTTAATTTAGCCTGGATAGACTCGTGTTTCATTTTGTCAATATGTTCTTTTGTCGTTCCAGCCGGTGAACTCATTACGTCGATGGCCGTTTTTACATTTCCAAGATTTACGTTTCCGTAACCAGGCATCCATATCATTGAGGCTTCCATATCAAGTTCACCAGTTCCACCTTCTTCATCGGCAGCCTTATATACGGCTACATCAGCCCTGTCATCATAAACCTCCTGATTAGCATAGTAGTTGAACGACACAGCATTCTGAAGTCTCTGTATAGGTCCGCCAAGAGAACTTCCTCCCTGGAATACAAAACTGATAGTTACATTCGCAAGCATCGGCTGTACTCCGATTCCTTCCGGGTTGAGGTCCCATTGCGGCTGTTCATACTGTATGTTCAAACTATTGATTATAATCCTCGTATTAAAGAAATCACCAAGTCTGAGCACACATACAGGGGCACGTCCAAATGAAAGGTTTCCAGCATATCCAGCACCACTAAAACCGTTGTTCTGGCTTAAGTCTGATGAAGACATTGTAGGTCCCTGTCTCGTACACTGATGCAGGAACGACAACCTTGAATTGAAGCCTTCCGGTGTGATTGAATGGTAAATAGGGTCAAAATATTTAACCTTATCTACTATGTTTTTGTATATCACCGGGTCACTTTCCTCCAACATATCAAAAAACTTCTCTTCATCACGATATCTTGTTGATGAGAAATTATCCAAGGCAACACTGTTATTATAAGTTGTTGTTTCAGCAACATCTTCTGGTTCATTACCGCCTTGATTTTCAGGCACCACTTTATTCTTTATTCCGACTTGCCCTTCTACTGGCTGACCCTTTTCATTATACTCATCAGTTTCTGCGGCATCTTTTACATCCTCATCATTCCAATAAATAACAGCCTTTGCGTATCTACCACGTTTTGCACCACGTGAATTGACATATAGGTCTTCCTCTCCTCCCGCTATTTCAGTGAAAGTCGGTATCTTGGCACTTTCGTCATAGTCTACTTGCAAATTGAGTTTTTTGAAACAATCTTCAAGCCAAGACCTAAGAAAACTTGCCCTTCTGTTTGAAAGTCCGGTATTCCTGTCAGCATATCCATGTACAGAAGCACCACCAGCAATAGCGAAATAGTATTTCCTTCCCTGTTTTTTCACTTCGCCTTCCTTAATGCCAAGAATTTTTTTAATTTCATCAACATTCGCCGCAACTTCCCCTTTACCAGAGTACTTGTAATCTGTAGTAAGTGCAACTGCAACATCAGCGAAAGAATACTTACATGCATCATCGCCAGGAGTTGAATTCAAAGAGTAATCCGTACTGTCGTAATAGTTAGGAACATAAAGTTTATATGATTTATCGCCCTTTGCACTATGAGGGCCGCAAAGTCTTTCCTTAACTTTATCTTTGTCAATACCGTAGCCCCACAAATAATCCCTTCCGCTGTCATGTGCCGTGTTATTTTCGTTAACATTCGTTCTTGTCTCATTATCAGTAAGGCCAGTATTGCCACTACGACCCATTTCATAACCGGGACCGTTAATATCGTCAAGATTTGGATTAGCATCGAATCCGTTTCTACCGTTCACAATGTAATTAACTATAGCCTTCGGGTTTTTAACGAAGTCAATACCGCTAAGGTTATTAGGGAAAAACAAATAAAAACCGATTGAATTCTCCTTTGTAAATTCATCAGGAGGTGTAGTAGCAGGAGTTTCTCCCGTGTTATCTTCCGGATTCACGCCTGTTTTGTTAGTTTCAGACTTAGGCTCATTTTTCTGGCTTTCCTTTTGAGCATAATAATCATGCTTGATGCCATTAATCTCAGTAGCGACCTGTTCTTCGGCTTCAAGATTCTCACACCCGGCGAAAAACCTAAGTACCTTCTGCTGGTCTTCTTCAGTACCAGGGTTTCCCCTACGGTTATCACTATTAAGCCAGTAATCAAGGATTGAAGGGTGGTCGGCAAGAATTGTAAACGACAAAGTTCCAGTTCTTTCCGTATTTGTGTATGAATATATCCTTTCACCACGCCCGATAAAATCATTTCCTCCCCATGTAACATTTACACTTTCGTTGAATGTCAAATTATAAGGAGGGAACCACATAATTCTTCCGCCAAGTGGCCCAATTTCACCAGCATCAATGATACTCGGGTCCTTATTAACGCTTTTCCATGCAAGGTTTTCGATGGAGAACATGCACTGTTTTGCCCTTACCCTTCTTTTATCATCATCACCGATTTTCCTCGTAGGGGCGATGTTCACCATTCCGTTTTTATTAAGAACAGTCTTTTCAGCCCATGACTTTTGCCCTCCGTTACGAAGAATTGGTCTTCCTGGATATGCTTCCTGCATTGCATCAAGTGACATGAATTTCTCACCATCAGTAAACGGTCTGATTAGGTCCGTCATCTTCGAATACTGGTGATGGTATGTCCATACACGGCAGTAAGGATTATCGTAACCGTTCTCGTAAGTAGGGTTGAGTTTCAAAAGGTTCCTACCATGAGAAATTCCATAAGTTGGGTTCGTTGCGGTTTGTGTCAAATGTGCAGACGTTGCTCCATTGTCGTCTGCTGATGTATGGAAACGTCCGATAAGCGTCTTGATTTTATGTTGTTCAAATAGCCTCTTCGTTTTCTCCAAGATACTTTTCTCACCTGAAGAAAAACCGTAATCATTGGATAAACCTAACCTTTCTGGCTGATTATAGGAGATTTTTGTACTTAATATATCTCTTTCACCGGTATTAATTCCATCCTGTTCATCATAATGTTCCGTACCTCCAAGGTTTACATCATCGGCTCCTGTATCACTGAAAAATCCCTCAACAGAATCACCAAATATGTTTTCCCTTCTCATCTCGTTATTTACAACAGATGATACGCCAGGAAGGTTTTCATCATACTCACCATTCTCATTGAAACCACCGGAGTAAATGGTTGCACCATAATCTCTTACATTATAGTACTCAACATATTTGTCATTGATACCATCCCTATAAAAAGACTGTGACCTTCTTGCCCTTTCATGAACATCCCTGAGGTATCTCATTTGTGGATTTGACACTGAATAGCCAAGATATGTTTCATCTTCATCAGTGTTTTCATTATCAAGAACCTCATCGTCATAACTCTTGTCAAGTTCAACAATAAACCTACTATCTCCTCCGAGCAAGGAATCAGCCATATCGAAATCATACGACACCCCAACGCCACCGAGCATTTCCTGCTTCAATGTAGGTAATGATGCCGAACTGAGTCCGTAGTATAATCCGAGCGTGTTGGTTATGTACAATCCCTTTCCAACCCTCTCTACGTTCTTTATCTGTTTATCCTTTTCCTCACCGAGCATTATTCTGCCTATATAAGCAAGTTTCGTATCCTCGATAGGCTTAAGGTCTTCATTCACATCGTCGGTTATGAATCCAGACTTTTCATCTATGAATCCGGCAACACCAGTATCAACCGTATCTTTTGAAAATCCGTCATAAAGAAGGTTTGTAATGTAATGTTCACCAAGTTGTTTGTCGAACGAAACTCCGTTGGTAAATATATCCCTTACATAATCAGTATAGTCGTTATAAAAAACGGAATTCTGCGGGTTATTGTGTGAAGAAAACGCTCTTAAACCGCCTGATTCGGCACCACCAATTATATCGGTGCTCTGTCCCCAGGGGAGTGAATTCGGAAACCTGTCAAGTTTCACCATTAAATCCTCTGTAGAGTTATAATCATAGTAAGACCCGAGTAGATTCACATTTCTTGAAATCCAGTCATATTCGCTGTTTATAACCTCATGCGTATAACCAAACAAACCACCTTCTCTCCACGCAAGATTTACATTCGGTTTTTCCTTTTTTCCTGACACATTTATCTGCCCAGGGGAAACCGTTACTTGCAATCCAGCCACAGATTTTTCAGCAAGCGTATAAGGCACGAATTCAGTCTCAACAGCATAAGGCATGCCGATAGCAAGCCCGCCGTTGTACAGCATGCTATATTTATAACCGGTATATTCACCAATGTTACGAAGAAGGACACTATTTCTAATATCCTTTGATTCGTAATACAGACCGTTTCTTCTATCTGACATATACTTTAATATACTTCGTATCCGTTATTTATAAAGGTTAAAATGTGTGTTGTTTGTTCTTCTTCAATTCCTTAAAGTTACCACCGTTGATGTTATCAGCAAGTCGTCTTTCAACCATCTGCGAAAGTTGGGTAAGGAACGCCGGATTATTGATAATTGCGTTAAGGTCAACCTGCTGCCCACCAGCGTCAAGTTTAATTGTTCCGCTTACATCAAGTTTGATAGGAGCAACTTCAACCTTGTCAATCCCGCCAGCCTTTTGCCTCAATCTATCAGCAGCACTCATTGCGGCACGTACTGGAAGCGGTGCAAGCGGGCTCTTAAGGATATTCGGTAATATATTACTGATTTTAAAAGGAACTGGTATTACTCCACCCTCAGCCATTCTAATGGTTTCACCTGAATTGATTCTGTCAAGTAACGACTCGTTTCTCCTTGTCGCTTCCGCATTGACAACATATTCTCCACCTCCAACAACAATATTACTTCCCTGGATAGGCATTCCCGGACCATTAATATCGGAAGGACCATAGAGTTTTCCACCGTTAGCCATGGTAGCAACAGGCTCAACAGGAACATTTGCATTGGCGATATTAAATTCACCGGTTTCCATATTGAAACTACCATTCTCAATCTTGGCATTTATTTCCTCAATATCCTTGTTTATTCTTGCCTTTGCCTTGTCCGAACCGAATTTTTCAATAAGACCCTTATCATTTTGAGCCATCTTCTTTCGAGTTCTCTTACTGAATTTGTTCATTTCATCTTCAGTAATTTCGCCGTCAGCAAGAGCCTTTTTGATTTTTTTAAGTTGTCTTCTTGAGTAATTATCACTCAAACTTGCAAATGCCTCACTAACATCCTCACCGTTTTTGCCCTTAACACCCTTTAATTCTTTGGTTAGTTCTTTTTTCTTATTTGCTCTGCCTTTATCTATTCCCTTGGCAACCCATTCACCAGCAAATTTTCCAAGTTCAGCACCAATCATTCCTCCGATAGGACCGCCAATCGCAGTTCCTATTCCACCAAGTAATGCTGAACCAATTGTTCCGGACCACGCTTTTGTGCTTTGTGATTGGTCACCTTTGAAACTTCCATCCGCTAAATAGCCAATTCCAGTCATCGCACCACCAAGTACACCACCACCAATGGCTTTTCCAACACCACCACCGGCAAATTTTGCAACCTTCCCCATTGTTGATGCGGCTTTTGATGTTGTTTTTGCTGCGGTTCCGGCTGTTCTTTGCATCTGTCTTGATAAAACTGACGCAGACTGTTCTTGAGACATAAGTTTGCCGGTCTTCATATTATAAATTTGACCGGTCGGTGTCATCATACGCTTATTTCCCATCATCTGGTACCCTCCAGGCAAGGTAGCGCCACCAGGCATTCCTCCACGTGGAGCAACACCACCACGCATTCCACGAACAGCACCTCTTCCTCTACCGAACGCAGTATTAAGTCCGCCACTAATACTACTAACAGCACCTAATAAAGCTTGTGCAAGAACAGCATCTTTAATTATGGTAAGCATGGCATTGCTCTCACCCATTTTGCCATACAACGCCTTGGTGAATTTACCTATTTCCGAGAAAGCCGAAGCCTTCTTATTTTCAACCTCCTTTGTAAATCCTTCCTGCACATCATTGTACCCACGGAGAATCTGAGCAATATCCTTAATATCTTCACTTTCCGTTTTCTGAAGATTTTTAAGGTATTCTTTATCTTTATCAGTTACATCTTTTAAGGCTTTTGGTTGACCATTAATGTTTACAACAGCCTGGTTATTTTTATCAAGTGTTGCAGTATTCAGTACAAGTTCTTTAAGTTCCTCATCGCCATCGAACCTTCCACCCATCTGGCTCTTTACCGTATCACGCACAGCCTGACGGTTAATCATGTTGAACATTTCGTCCTTTGAAATGCCCATTGCCTGTGCTGCAGCATTGACCCTCAGCCTGTTTGCACCGCTAATTTCAACTTGGCCGTTTTTAAGTTCTCCAAGACCGCTGAACATTTTGACCATTCTGTCCTGGAGACCTTCCATATCATTCAAACCTTGATAGAGCATTCCCATCGGGTCACCAAAACCAGCAAACGAGCCTCCAAGAACCTGAAGATTTGCCCCCATCTTGATTGCTTCCTGTACACCACCAGTCTGAATCTTATCGGCGACCTTGAATGCCTCTGCAATGTTAAGATTAACCTCAGCGGCTTTCTTAGCCATGGAAGTAAGACCTTCAACACCGTTCTTGAAGCCATAGCTCTGAACCTTTGTTAGGTTTTCAGTTACGTACTTACTGGTTTTTTCGAATGATATTCCGCTCTTTGCAGCCTCATTGAACATCTTGGCTGCGATGTCGCCTGATTTCTCAAGACCGACACCCATATTCTCCAACTTAGCGACAAACTCATTGGTATTACTACCCATAAGTTTGGAAGTTGCAAGAAGCGTTTCACGCTGCTTATCAGATATTTGTAAATTTCTTCCAACAGTAGACACATACTTCTGCTGGAGGTCAATCATCTCCTTGATGGAAGTATTATACTTCTCACCGATATGAACGTCGTTGGCAAATTTTATGGTCTGGTCACGGAGTTGAGCAACAGCCTTTGTATTAAGACCAATATGTTTTCCAAAATCATTAGCGGCCTGGTCAGCCTTTCCCCATTCACCGGCAAGGTTTTTCAACGGATTAAAGAACCCGCCTTCAATTGCAGTTTTAAGTCCTCCAAACCTTCTTGACACATCATTCGTTGTATCAGAAATTTTACCAAGTAAGGTTTCGTTTTCCTTAGCAAAGAATTAGTCTTTTCGAGTTCACGACGATAGCTGGCTGCGGATGCCGCAACCCTATTTTGTTCAGTCGTCCAATAGCCCATTCTTTGCTTAATTCCATCGAGCAGTTCAAGAACTTTGTCAAGCTGGGATGTATCCATTCTTGACAGTTGCTCGTCAGTTAAATTAGAAACGTTAGACTCATTTATATTGCTAATGCCAGCCATTTACATTCAATTTCTTATAAATATCTTCTCATAAATTTTCTAAAAGAAAATGGCGTACAGTTTTTGATGCTGTACGCCATTATTTTAACGAAGCGGGTCATTCTGTGATACCTTCGCATAAGCATTAAGGGCTTCTCCTTCAATGGTATGGCTTTCCCCATCACCCTCAATCTCAGCTTTCAGTTCTGCTTCATCTGCATTGTGTTTCATTATATAGTACTTACGGTCCTGGATTGGCATGTTCATAATCGTATCCATCGGTATCCCTATATACTTGAAACACCCCCAGATTTCGTCCTTCAAGTTTTTCTCAAACTCATTCGGCAATATTGAAAAATAGGTATTGGTCAAGTTGTAGAAACACATTCACCGTCCCACCTCCGAGAGACTCAGGACGTTCTACCTCAAGATTAAAATCAAGACCGGGTTCGTTTTCACTTACATACCTTCGATAAGCAGCCGCATCACGTACGTTCATGCCAATAATGTACTTGTATATAAACTGGCGGTCACGATTTCCGTTAACCTCCATTGTCATCAACTGCATACGGTTGGTAATGATGTTGGTAAACGGTATATCCTCTTCCCCGGAGTCGAGAAGTTTATCCTTCCAGGCATTGAGTGCATTCTGTGCGTCAAATACCTTCTTCTTTTCATCCTTACCCAACGTCTTGTCGTTTGAAACGATGTCCGACAGGTCCTTGCAAATTCTTTCAAGTTTGCCAACAACGGACTTCTTCTTTTCTTCCTCATTGAGTTCATCAAGATATTCGTTGTCCCCGGAGGTCAGGAAACGGAATTTAATCTTATCATGTGTAACCGGGGTTTCAAAATCAAAGAACCCGTTTTCATCGCCCTTCAAGTTAAACGGCTTGAACTTTATTTTGGAAAGGTCAATGTTAGCCTCAAACTGTTTACCACTATCATTGTCAGTAGCCGTAATAGGGAAATCATTTCCATATCCGGTAGCACGTAACCAGAGAATAATCGCATCACGGTCGCCCATGAGAAGGTTTTCTGGGGCAATCGGGCAATTAATCATCTTATGTTTCAAAATCTCATCCAGAACCTTGTTGTCACGGTAGAGGTTTGGGGACACGAGGATATTCTCATCGTAAGCCGTAAGATAAGCGACCTTCACCTTACCCATCTTGTTTGGATAGCATTCACCACCTGAAGGGAGCGGAATCACGTCATAAATCGCACCATTCGTAGGCGTTTGTTCTGTAACAGTTTCAGTAGTGACTGGTTTGGTGATAGGCTCAGACGGAGTTTCAACCTGGCGTGGCTTTACCTCAGGCTTTTCATTGACGATATCCATCACCGTCTTCTGTGCCTTGGCTCTTGTCGTCTTCTTTTTAGTGAGTTCATCCATATTTCCACCAAGAGACTTATACTGGTCAACAACATCATCCTCCATACCCTGGATAAGGTCAAGTTTTTCCTTAATCTGGGCTGGCGTATAGAACGGGCTTCCATCAGCCTTCATCTTTTGTTTCATTTTTGTCTCCGTGTCCTTCTTCGACTTCTCGTACATCTCGTATGAGGATTTGAGCAACTTCAATTCCTTAATCCTCTCTTCTTCGGGCATGTTCATATCTGTAGTATTTTATTTTTATTCTTCTTCTATCTTTACAACGATTATCGCAAAGTTCCGTGGATTGTCCTGGTCAATCACCCTCGACCCGCACAATTTCCATCTTTTATTCATCATCGTACTGACCGAAGGAAATTCAATGATAAGGTCTTTCCCTGGCAACATGCCTATCTTATATCCTTCATCAATGTTCCGGTCAGCCATAATTTTCTTACATTCTTTCAGCCAGGAATTGAGTTCGTCAAGGCTGTCCGCATCACTTTTGTCCGTTACTGACATATGAACGAAGAATGCACACATTTCTCCGGAGTTGGCATAGAATTTGAACTCATCTTCTGACATTGGCTCATCTTCTTCGTTATTTAAGATACATTCAAATTCATAATAATCAACCCTTCCGTTGTCTTCGGTACCCTCAATAGCATATTTTTCTGGAATAACTTCCGTTACACCATACCGCTGGTCAACCATCGACCCCATAACCTGGTTCATAAAATTATTGTAACTGGAATCATACATATCCAGCAACTGTTTGGCATATTGTTCGTCCGACAAATCATTTTCACTACTGGCCAACTGACCCTCTGGAAAATATGGTAAAAAGATTTTCGTTTTCATTTTTTTTTTCGTATATATTCTTAAGTTTATCTATAGCTTATATACTATAGCTTGTATGTAAAGTACCTATGTAGCTTAATTGATTTCTTTCTTTTCTTTGTGCTACTTTCTTTTGTTTCTTTAATGACGCTTCCCCATTTCGTCCTTTTTCTCCTGTTTTTTGGTGGCAACTCCTATCTCCCTTTTCAACATCCTTATCACACCGCTCGGGTCGTTGTTTATATCATGTTCCCAAATCCTCAGCAACGGAACCTGATGCTCGTGTGCCCACTTGTTCTTTATATTGTCGACAGTTTCATTATGTTTCTGCATCGGTGACTTCTCCTCATACACCAGCCCCCGTCCGTGGTAATAATCCCCGTCAACTTCAATCAACGCCAATATCTTTCCATCTTCACGAAGTATGCAGAAATCATAAAACCTACCAATTTCTCTCGCTTCGTATTGGCGTATATATTTATAGCCCAACCTATCCAGAAACTCTTCCGCAAAACGGTCCTCCAACTTTGAAGTTCCATATTTCGGATGAGGTCTCTTTCCCCGGGGTGTGGTTTTCTTCACCTTCTTTTTACTTACTGCCGGTGTTCTTCCTCTTCTTGTTGGTTGTGGCATATTGTATGGTGTTCAATTTTCTTATAAGTGAAAAACAAATCGGTCATCATGTCCGTGTCGTCATCATAATCAAACGAACCAGTTTCATACTTCTTGAAAGATACCCCGGAGAACGTGGTTTCAATAATCACCACACCAGTAGCATCAAGAAACTTCAACTTAACAGTCCTGTTCTTGAATTTGTTGTTCTGGAAAAACTCCGGGTGATACAGGTCTTCTGTCTCATGGACGCTCACACGCAGTTTCCCTTCTGAATAACTTACTGTCTTCACCCTCCAATAATCAAGACCTTCAATTCCGAAATCAAGCACGAACCGAAATGCCCTCAATGGAAGATATTTCTGTTCCGGTTCTCTTAATAAGTCTGTTTTGCCCATAATTTTGTTCTTTCAAAAATAAATAGCAATGTTTTATTTTTCACTGTACTTTACTCCTAAGATGCAGATATTTATGTGAAAAGTAAAGTGAAGTGGAAAGAATAAACGTATATGTAATGATTGGGCTCCCCGGGGCTGGAAAGGATACTTGGATAAAAAACAATCTCCCAGAGTGCGAATGTATTGCATGCCGTGATGACATACGTGTAGAACTCGGTCTTTGTGGTGCAGATGAAAAATTCGCCGGTACCCAAGAACAGGAAAACCTTGTCACTGGTATCTTCAATGCGAAATTGAGACAATATGCAGAGGAAGGCAAAGATATTGTTATCAACAACACCAACTTGAAAAGAAAATACCGCATGCAGTACAAGTCATTACTCAAACATTTTCCAATCAAGTGGATTTATGTTGTGGTAAAGGCTCCGTCAATAGAGGACAACATTGCCAGGAGACAGGGACAGATACCACCTGAAATCATAATGCGTATGCAGGAAGGATATCAACCCCCGACACCTGATGAATATGACGAAATCATTGAAGTCAATCAGTGATATTTTTCAACCAATAAGATATTTATAAACAAATAGAAGCTTTTATTATGGCAAAGAAAGAAATAACAATCCAGGAAGAAATCAATAGGATTAATGGTATAATCAAGAACGCAAAACTTATCCGTGAAGGACTTTATCTCGGTGAAGACGACCTTCCTGATGACGACTACAGTTATGAAGATGTTCCAGAAGAAGAACCTGTGCCTGCAGAGGAACCAGCACCGGAGGAAAACGAGGACCCTACAAAGTCACTCGGCGGTGATTTCGTTAATAAAATCCGTGCTATCACCCTTGATGGTATGAAGCAATTGAACAACACTCCTGAGGACCCACGTTTCCAGGCTCTCCTCAAGATTTTCAACATCTGCAACAAGGCTGTTGATGATAAAGGCGAGCAGGACCCGAAGCAGCAGGCAATGTAATTCATAAAAAAACAAAATACTACTATTTATAATTGAATAACAAGAAAAAAACATTAATATACTATGAGTGATATGCTAACCAAAATGCCCCTCTATTATGAGCCGTTAAAGAATAATAGGTGGATTATGAGATTCCCATCCGATTTGGGCATTAACGAATGGACGCTTGTTTCTGCATCAAGACCTCATATCCAGCAAAGTGCAAAGGAAATCCAGTTCCTCAATACTTCTACGTGGGTTCTTGGTAGATACACGTGGCAGTCAATCAACGTTACTCTTCGTGACCCTATCGGACCTTCGTCTTCTCAGGCAGTTATGGAATGGGTTAGGCTTCACTCTGAATCCATTACCGGTCGTCAGGGATACGCCGCTGGTTACAAGAGAGACATTGAACTTGAAATGCTCGACCCTACCGGAGTTGTAGTCCAGAAGTGGATTCTTAAGAACTGTATGGTATCTGACGCTAACTTTGGTAACCTCTCCTACTCAGATGATGAGGTTAGCCAGATAACTATGACGATACAACCGGATTATTGTGTACTTGCGTACTAATTTGTTAAACATAAGGTTAAAAAACCGTGAGATTTCAAAGTCCCACGGTTTTTTTGTATATGTCCACCACATACCACAAAAAAAAAGACCTCGGTTTCCCGGGGTCTTTTCATTTTTATTAGTTTGGATTATTCATCAAACGTAACACACTGTGCAGTGATGTTGAAGTTGATACTGATGTACTCGAGAGTAGGAGTAGGCTTAATCCAAATCGTTGCTGAGAGTTCGTGCTCATCCTCACATTCAATATTCTGCTGGATATCGAGACGGTAGTCAGTGATACCACGGTTTGCACGTACGTTAGCGAGGATAGGCTCTACGAGGCCCTGGAACTGCTTCCTAAGGGTTGCATCATTCTGCTCAAAGATAAGCTGTCTTGCGGCCTGGGTGATAAGTTTCTTAACCCTAATCATGAGCCTACGAACATTGATTCTGTTAAGAGGACCTTCTGTCGTAGAGAGGGTCTTGTTGCCCCAAACCTTAACACCATCAGATGCAAAGGTCTTGATTACGTTAACCCTACCATCGTAAAGGGTGTCTTCCTCAGTCTGCTTTGTGAAGTGATGTGCCTTTACGCAATTTACAGGACCACGGTTGATACCTGCTGATGCGAACCAAGGAGCAGCTGTATTATCAGTGAAAGCGAAGTTTCTCATAACGTCCTTGGTAGGAGGAAGGTTGATGTAAGAACCGCTGTCTGAGTCAAAGTACTTGACCCAAGGGAAGTAGGTTGCGGCATATGAAGAGTCGACGTTCGTATCAATAAGAATATCAACAATGTCGTCTGCCGTGTACATCTCATCCTCAGAATCACTTGCACCGAACGGTTTGTCAGGTGTAGTAATGATGTAGAGAGCGTCACCCTTTCTTCCGTCTTCGTCGTCCTCGATAACATTCATAGCATCTTCGGTAAGGAGGATGTTGTTGAAGAGGTCAATACCAGGTGTTGCGAAGAGGTTGATATCAACAGCCTCAGGGTTGGCGAACTGACGGTAACCAGCGAGGAATGCATAGTAGTCAGTTGAAATTGCGTTGATGCCATCAAGAGCAAGTCCGGTTGAATCGAAGTTCTTTGTAAAGTTTCTGTTTTCACCGAAATCAAATACACCCTTGTACTTGTTTGACTTAAACTCGTCTCCGGTTGTACGTGCCCCACGATAGATATCCCAGCCATCGAAACCACCATAGAAGAATACAGTGAATTTACGTGCGTTGATATCTTCGTAAACGGTATTATACATAAGTTCCTCAGTATCAATCACCGGAACACCAACTGATGCGTTAGGACTTACCGTAACAAACTCATAGTTAGGGTCCTGGTCAACGGTAGCATTCATGATATTTCCATCTATTTCAATGTTTGCCCTTGTATCGAGGTGGAAACTCTTTGTATAACCGTTAATTGGCCAAGCCTGGTCTTTGTATGCTGCAACTCCCTTGTAGGTAAGGCAGTCAACATCAACACCGACAATATCAGACATACCGAAGTACTGTTTTCTTACACGAATATCATCATAGTATTCAGTGTTATACTTGAATGGCATCATCTCAAGTCCCTCATCCCAAGTTCTTGTAGGATATCCAAGGAAACCAGCAGGAACGAGAGTCTTTGTGGTATCGTCAGTAGTCACCTCAACGGTAACATATTTTGACTTAGGAATGAAATCACCGTTTGTAGTACCAATCTTCTTACCGATGAAGTTAGAGGCACCAGGGTCCATTGAACAGTTGTTGAATCTTTCAAGTACGTTCAACTGAAGGTCAGAGTCATTGTAGTCACGAATAACGACATTGAATGTTCCATCATCAGGACGAATCTTTTCAATGGAAACTTTAACCTGCCTGTTAGCAGCATTACCATCAGAAATAGTTGTGAATCTGAAAAGTTTCTTAACATCAAACGTATCACCGTTACCGAGTACCTGTGAGACGAACCAAGGAGTAATAGCCGGGCGGAAACGCTCCTTATAGTTATTCATATCTGACTGAACCGGCTCAATACTACCGTCTTTAAGCATTACGAAATATCTTCCATATGCATTAATAAAGATAGCTTCTCTTGTAAGATATTCATCAGTATTAATAACAGAGCATCCGCTTGCATCCTCAGTTGAAGGTTCGTTATATTCAAGGATTGCCGGTTCTGCCTCTCCATCCATAGTCTTCTTAACCTTATAAGGTGCGTAGTAGTAACCAATTGTAGCACCACTATCATTCCTTGCCCTTGTGTATTTAACCTGATATACATGTCCCTGTGTTGCGGAAGAAGGAGCATCCCAATCTTCATTGTCATAAATGGTTGCACCACTTGCATCAAGATACCTTTCATCGAAAATGAATGTCTGCTCAAGGTTACTTCTACGAAGGTCTTCGTTAGGAATTGTAAGGAAGTCGAGAACTGGCTCACAGATAGGCTGATTTACAACTTCGTCAATAAGTGTAAGTTCTGAATCGAGTTTTCTAATTTCACCATCGGCTATAAGCTGTGAAAGTGCAACGTCATAAACATCCTCAACGAAGAGAGGTGATGTCCCACTCTCGTTATCCCTTCCGAGTACATCGTAGATATAATCCTTTGCGCCGTAGTTAAGTGATACTGCATACCTTACAATTGTAGGATGGTCTGTGTTGTAGAACTCGTCGTTCTTAGTTACCTTAAGGACGAATTTTCCAAGATTATTAGAAGAAACATTCCAAGAATTAGGGTTACAATCTCCTGATGGAGTACCAGCAGCACAGTCAAGCTCCCATGTGAGGTCTTTGTAGCACTCAATACTTACGCATTTTGCGTCGTAGACAAGGTAATCATACTGTGGTGAACCGTTACACTGGTCAAACATATATCCAGTGAAATATTTCTCGTAGTGTCCCTTTGAACGGATAACTGCAACGGGGTATTTCTTACTTTTATCCTTCTCGCTTGTTGCGGTTACAATCCAAGCAGGTCCGGCATTATAGCCAGAAAGACCAAGCACCCTGACTACTTCAAGTTGCTTTGATTCGGTGAGGTAACTCTTAGCAATAAAAGGAAGTTCGTATTTTGGATACTGGCTATCCTTGAATTTCTTCGTGGAAGTACCGCCGAAGTAGTACTGGAATTCACTCCAGTCTGAAATTGTGATAGGCTCAAAAGCAGGACCTTTCAAAGTCTCACCGGCAAGACCAAGGGTAGTGATGCCGAGACTCTTTGCTGAATATGTAAGTTCAGTCTCCTTGAAATAGATTCCTGGACTTGAGTGTTTACCTCTTACACTATTAATCATAATCTTAAATGTTTTACAAGTCTATTATTTTCTTATATAAATAGTGAAGAAAACTTGAAAAAATGTTTGCCCACTATTTAATCTTCTTCAATTTGCATTGGTTTTTCATCAGACCCGTCATCCGGTTTAAATTCGGTAGGGTCGTTCAAACTAAAATCAATTGCCCTGTTCGTATCAAACGCTGAGATTGACAGGACACTTGTAATAAGTTTATTATACTTTCTCACTCTTATCTTTACCTTCGTCTCCTCTGGTATAACAACATGGAAATCCTCAGGGCATTCGTGACCGTATTTCACCCATTCCCCATCGTCCACCGACATCAGGAAGTAAGAAATATTGTCATCCATCTCGTAAAAATAAGCCGTAAGGTTGTTCGCTTTCGTATTAAAAGTGACCTTATCATCCATACAAGGGTCAAATTCAATCCTCAACGTCTCGTAATACCTGTTGTCCTCAGGCTCCGGGCAACCCATATCAGGCAAGAGTGAAACCATTTTTTTCCTCTGTGTCTCATTATCACCCATGTACTTTATAGCCATAACCGGTGTTTCCTCCACAATCATATCTTCCGGTTTTATTATATATGCCTCGAGTGTTATACTGAACGACTGGCTGTAAAATTGTCTATCGGAGATGCTGTACTCTGATTCGTCGGAAACGGTTTCGAGGAGCATCGGCATATGGTGTCCGTTTACGTTCAAATAGCATTGTTTTGCCTTGAACTTATCTACAACCATCATGTTAAAGGTGTTCATCACTTCCAGTTTGTTGGATATAATGTTGACTTTATACGAGAAGTCTACCGTAAACGGTTGTCTCATCTTGTAATCTATATAGTATAGACGACCGCTCGGTTCGTGTGCAATCTGTCTTGCCATTAGGAAGTATGGCTCCCCTGGGATGTTGTAGTTATTGCCCTGGTCTTTTCCGAAACTCGGATTATACTCTCTGGAAATAGTCTTGAAGTTAAGGAGTACATTGTTGTTCTCATCCGTATATTTCCATGTCTGGAGATACTCGCTGAATCTCTGGTTGGAATACAGGACCATTGTCGGGAGTTCCTTGCCTTCGAATGAAATGTAGAGGTCTTTTTCAACCCACTCCTGGAAAGCACGGTCAATATCTTCATACACAACAGGCTTAGGAAGCGCAGTACCCTTTCCGATGGACCCCTTGATAAGGTTCATTCGTCTTTCAATAGGGTCCGGTGTGTGATGTATATTCAAATAATTTTTATATTTTCTCCTTTGCATACTAATAAATATTCTTATCACTCTCTATTTCTAAAAGTAGTTTCTTTAAAGAAGTGAAAGAATTTTTTTCATTGTATATTCCACAAAACTTTTTATCTGAAAACAGTTTACTTTTTTTTATATGTGAATCAATAAAATACAATGTCCTTATACCAGCGTCTTTTAGTGTATTAAATTTTTTTATATCCCTTGAAAGTAATTTTTCGAATAACACATCATCAAAAACCCATCTTTGTGGTGAAAAATGTTGTGAACCTTGGCATTCTATTACGATATTATGTTTCGGTAAAAAGAAATCCAATACCTGCCCAGAATTAAGTGTTAAATTTTTAAGTGGATATTGTTCTATATACTCTATTTTGTTTTTGTTCAAAAAATTAGCAACAGAATCCTCTAATTTGCTTCTTTTACATTTAGGACAATTTTCTCCACTTAAGAAGTTGTATTTAGAAACAAAAAACTCTCCATGTTCTGGACAGATGATACAAACTTTTTTATCATTAAGATTAACTTTTGAATAATCATAATTTATTGTGTGTGTGGATTTAGATTTTGTAACGAAATATTCATAATCAATAACCCTGGGCTTTGTTACTGGCTTCTTTGCTTTTACTAATGTTTTTTTCAATATACTAAAACTATAGCCGTTAATGAATAACCTTACAGTATTATCATCAATTTCCTTTATATCATCATAAAATTCACCAACATTATTTTTGACAATTTCTTTTATTTGTTGTATTGACAATGATTTAATTTTACTCTTACATTTTGGACAACCATTACCTCTTAAATGAGAATTTGGTGTTTGCCAGAATTCACCATGCTCAGGACAGATGATGCATACTTTTTCTCTCGCGGACTTATATTCTACCTTTGAATAATCATATTTGTTATTATGTACTTTGTTTGCTTTTACGGAGAACTCTTTTGTATTTGAGAAGTCCTTATGTATTGGTTTTTTATTGCATTCAGGACAACCGTGGCCAAATAGGTGTGACCCAGGTGTTTGCCAAAATTCTCCGTGTTTAGGACAAATAATACAGACTTTTGTATAAGAATTTTTATATTCTACTTTTGAATAATCATATCTAAAATTATGTACTTCATTTGCTTTTTCAACAAAATCATTTTTTTCATATTTAACCATAATAAACCATTTATATATAAATAGTTTAATTGCGGAAAAAAGAAAACACTTTTGTATTTTTAGCCGTTAAAAGTTGATGGGTCTACATAATTTGCTTCACACTCCCTATACCACGGTTTATATCCATACATTGATTGTGAATTTGCAAATTTCCCAACCTTACCATCATTATTAACCTCAAAGTATATTAAATCATCCAGTTTCTCATCTATCTGTACTCCAATGTAATCGCCCCTCCTGATATCAACACCAAGTTCTTCAAGTTCCGCTTCCAATACCCTGAATTTTAGATTTCCAGGTTTTACATATACGGACTTTGATTTTGTTTTATCGTATGATTTCGATTCCGGGTCGCCTATTTCATACATACAAGTTATTTCAACCGGTGTTTTGAATGCAATATTATTCTTATCCGACTCCTTGTACACGTCATTGACCTTTGTCTTCTCCAAATCAACCTGATAGAGGATAACCGTCTGATTCATGTCCATTTCCATGTATTCTCTGGCCAGATTCACCTCAAAATCGTAAGATTCTTTCGAGAAAAACATATTGTTCCTCGAAATAGGGTTCTTACGTTTGATATTTGTTGGCATTACGTTCATTCCTAACAACATTTCCTATAAATATCACTCCAAAGAAAGAAAAAGTTTGTATATTTGCACAAAACTGAGCATTATGGACTTGAATAAAATATACCTGGGCGATTCGGAGGTTCTTCTCAAGGAACTTCCGGATGATTATGTTGATTTGGTAGTAACATCACCTCCATATGACAATCTCAGGAAGTATAACGGGGTAGGCGATACCTGGAATCACGAAAAATTCAAAAAAATTGCCAACGAACTTGTAAGAATTATCAAACCTGGCGGTATAATAGTATGGAATGTCAACGATAAGACTGAATCTGGGTCAGAAACTGGCACTTCCTTCCGTCAGGCACTCTATTTTATGGATGAATGCGGGCTACGGCTCAATGATACAATGATTTGGATGAAGACAAACCCGATGCCGCAGGTCAAACAACCAAGATATAACCAGGTTTTTGAGTATATGTTCGTCTTTTCCAAGGGGGCACCGAAGACATTCAACCCGATTATGGTCCCGTGCAAGTGTGCCGGGCAGGATTACGACTCCACTTGCAAAAATATGGGTGGCGAGAGCGGCAGAACCAAGAAACATTTCAAAATAAACAAGGAAAAAGTGGATGACAACGTGTGGAAATTCGCCATTGCTCAAAATCATAGCCCCAATCCAGCCGTGTATCCTCTTGAATTACCTAAAAGACACATACTTTCCTGGACCAATGAAGGAGATATCATTCTCGACCCGTTCATTGGTAGTGGAACAACAGCCTTCGCAGCATTGGAACTGGATAGAAAGTTCATAGGTTTCGAAATGAATGAGGAATATTTTACATGGGCTAACGAAAAAATAGAAGAATTTTCGAAAAAAAGCGCCAAAAGTTTTTCAGATTAAAAAATTGTTTGTATATTTGCAACACGAAAGAAAACGAACAGCAATTATTTACTGCATTTAAAATCAAAATTACGAAAAAAAAGGTTTTCTGATAATATGAACAACTTCATTTCAAGCGTGATGGCTTCCAAGGGAAGTGCATACACTGAGAATGGTGCGATTTCTTACGCATCTACCGGTAAGGAACTTGTTGACCAGTTCGGTAAGGCAGCATCCTACCGTGGTCGTGACATTTCCGTCGTATTTGATGACCAGTCTCGCCTTTGGGCAGAAAACCCTGAGGCAGCACTGAAGTTCCCCTTCTATCTCCGTCTTATCACCCGTGAGGCTAAGATGTCTGACGGTACGAAGACCGAGAAGGTTCAGCGTGGTGCTGGAGCAAAGGATGAGGCATTCAAGCGTTTCATCTGGATTCTCAAGAACCACCCCGACATGTTCTACCGCAACCTTTACCTCATCCCTGTCGTGGGAAGTTGGAAGGACATTTGGCAGATTCTTTGCTATGCAGAGGATGCTAATGTCAAGGTTGACAAGAGTAAGTTCTTCGAGGTTGTAGCCGAGGGTATCGCTTCCGATTCGCAGGTTGACCTTGTGAAGAAGTACCTGCCTCGTATCCGTTCCACCAAGAAGTGCAAGACTGATTGGGCGAACCGTACCAACAAGTACGCCAAGGAGTTTGTTGAGTGGGCTGATAAGCAACTTGACGGTAAGTTTACTGCTGAATCGTACCGCCATATGAAGGCAAGTGGTGAGGCACACGATTTCCAGAAGGTTATCTGCAGCCGTCGTTATGACGAACTGAACTTCAAGACCATCCCTGGAAAGGCACTCCTGAACCTTGTAAGCGGCGATTTCCTTAAGAACCACTCCATTTACAACAAGTACGTCGAGTGGATTAAGAGTCAGCCTGTTGCTAAGTTCAACGGCTATCCTTACGAGCTTGGTCACAAACTCGGATACAACGGACGTTGGGGTACGCCTAAGGTTGACATTGCAACCAAGATTACCATCGACAAGCAGTTCGAGAATCTTGTTCTTACAGGCAAGAAGAACGGTGGTGCCATTACTGGCAACGTGTGGTGTGCTCTTGACACGAGTGGTAGCATGAATAGCACCATTCCCGGTTCTGACGTGACTGCACTCGATGTTTGCAAGTCCCTGGGCATCTATTTCTCTACTCTGAACGAGGGTGCGTTCTACAAGAACGTCATCATGTTCGATAGTACGAGTAGAGTAAAGCAGCTCAGCGGTTCATTCTCCGAGATGTGGGACCAGATTCCTTACGATGCCATGGGAAGCACCAACTTCCAGAGTGTTGTGGATGAGATTGTGAGGATTCGTGAGCAGAATCCTAACATCCCTCTTTCCGATTACCCTAAGACACTGCTCGTCGTAAGTGACATGCAGTTCAACCCCTCCAACGGCTGGGGCTGGACCAGGGCAACCCGTCAAGAGGAACTTTCCAACATTGAGGCGGTGAAGGCCAAGCTTCTCGGCGTATTTCCTAAGGAGTTCGTGGATGAATTCAAGTTCATCTGGTGGAATGTTACCTCCCGTAGGACTGAGGACATGCCTTCTACCCTCGACGACCAGTCATCCTACTTCTTCAGTGGGTTCGACGGTGCGGTCATCAGTTTCCTGCTCGGTGGAGACGCTGAGATTGTGGACGACAAGACCGGTCAGAAGAGGATGCCTACTGCCGAGGAACTCGTGCAGATTGCACTCTCTCAGGAAGTTATCAGCCTTGTGCGATAACGTTTGAACACTAAAAGAAAACCCCCGGGGTTCATCACCTCGGGGGTTTTGTTTTTATAACTCTTGTACCCGAATGTTTTCGTAACCTCGTCTCTCAAGGTCTGCATACAATCTATCAACAGATTCTTCGGGCACGTCTGAATAATATACATCACCGTCAACAAGGATATCATACCTTGGTCCACGACTCCATCTTCCACTGAAGTTATCCATGTCGTAGTCTAAGGTTGTTTCATTCATTGGGATGTCGCTTGGGGGATTATCCAGAAAATCTTCTATAGGTTCATTTTCAGGACTTCCGTACAGTTCCCATGTTTCGTGTTCTGTTAGCATTCTATTGATAGTCCTCTTCACGGATTCAGTAATGAACTTTTGGAATTCACTTGTTGACAGCCTTACCTTAGATTCCTCATTCATAACTGGGAAATTACCCTTTCCATGTTTGTAGTCATAATAATCAATTGACTTACTGTCGGATTTTTCGTCACCCTTCTCCTTCCTCTGGCGTTCAAGTTCACGCTTTTTAGCCTCTGATTTCTTCTTAATCCATTCAGCGTGTTCTTCGTCTGACTGCTCACGTTTTTGTTTTTCGTGATATCCAATCTCGTTAATAACTTTCATTGCGGATTCACGGATAAGTTGTATAAGTTGTTGTTCAGTAAGTTTCATAATATACTATTTTTAATCGAGTTTATTTATTTTCCAAAACGTCTCATTCCGTATTGTGCATCTTCTATATCCCTTGCATCTTTTGCAGATTGCCTATTGTTGCCTTGTTGAAGCCCGCTAACAAGATTGTTTGCATAATCCATGCTGGAGTATTTTGCTAATTGTTTTTTGAGTTCGTCAACTTTTTTCCAATCAACATAAGGCTGGTTAAATGCCCTTCTTATTTCATTTTCAATTTCAGTCTTATATTGGCCATTCATTTGTTGCCTGTTGTATTCATCGCTCTGGCGTTTGGCATTTTTTGCACCACTATATCTATTGTTAAATTGCTGGGCATAATAGTCTTTCGTAATATCAGATGTGTTAACACCCTTATATTTTCCAGTTTTTCTCATGTTAGTTAGGGTATTGTCATCGTCTTGCCACCAATCTTCGTAACCATCTTTTCCACGGCTCATCGCCTGCTTTACTTGGTTATTAATATGTTTGTCATAATCAGCATTATTTGCAAGGTCTTTTCTAAAATTATATCTACGATTGGCTTTAGTATTAAACATTTTTTGCAAAAAATTAGGATTTCCGTTGCCCAATTTATCAACCGATTCGTCGGACATTTCTTCTAAAACCATTTTTACACTTTCTTTTATAATAGAATGAAGTTGTTCCTCATTAATTCTGATAACGTTTTTTTCCATAATATACTATTTTCTCATAAATAGTTCTGTGAAAAAGAAAATTTTTGTATATTTGCATAAAATGTATTGGTATGCAAATATCTGAAAAGAAAAAAAATGAGGCATTGGACTTACTCAGGGGGTACTCTGGGACAAATCCGTATATACTCATGGTGAAAAGGGATGTTGTCATAAAAGGCGACATCCAGTCATTTTCAGATTTTAACGCTGAATATATCCTGAAAAATTATGGAAAGGAACCAAAATTCATAAATAAGTCAGTCAAAGTTGCAAGTTGGTGGGGAGAGAAGAAGAAGGCGGACTGGGATTTGCCATTTGTACCTGAAGTACTTGTAATAAAGACTCTTATAGGTGAAACGGATACAACGTATAACTGTTACGTTAAATACATTAGGAACATGGAGCCTGTTATGTGTTTCATTCCGAAATCTGCTGTCCTCACTAATTTTCTTGTCGAGGATTACAGGCAATTACCAGTTGATTTCGATAAATATGACTCCATAACGATGAAGAAAGACCCAGACAGGAAGCTAAAAGAACATCAAAAAACGGCTGTCAAGTTCTTGCTGTCCAGAAAAAAGTGTATTCTCGCAGATGACCAAGGGTTAGGAAAAACGATGTCGTTAACTGTTGCCGCTCTGGAGGGTCAGTTTGAACACATTCTCATAATCTGCCCGGCTTCAATCAAGACAACGTGGAAAAAGGAACTTTCCTGGTATGTGGACCCGAAACAAATCA